AAATTGAATCCTGATGTCAAATATGGGTTATTTCTACAACCAAATACGGCTAAACATGATGAACATTGTATGCACATAACACCCCTAGATGGCGTTTCCTTATAGTTTCATTGGTAATGAATGCAGAATAACCTTAGTTTTGCCGCTAGGTGTTGCGATTTCAGTAGAAAATCCCTAGCGCAGAGCATAGCCGTATAGCGAGGAAGTGTAGGAGAAGTATAATAAACCTGAGCCTATCATAATAGGGTATGGCTAAAAATGAGTCCTTTTTTATCAGAGCAACAGTAACCCCAGACGACGACGAAGCATTCGTACAAACTGCAGTAGATCTATCATCCTATGTTAACGCACTAGGAAAGTCTATTCTAAAGATTAGAGCAATAGAAGGCGAGTGGTGTCAAGGCCCTACTGGTGCTATTCCAAACGGTGCCCCTAAAATGGATGCTGGAACATCATCCGAAGCAGTTTGGCAATTAACAACACAAAACAACAATGCACTTGTTAGTTTAGACGACAGGACAACCATTGCAAAAGGAATGCTATGGTGCCACAATCAAGACGGTGCTTCTGCAGTTCCTAGCAATGTCTACAACGACTCTCACCTTCCTCAACACTACTCTGATGGTTTCTTGGTAGCAGTTGAAGAAATCTATCTAGGTGCCTATGGCGGTGGCAATTGGGCAGAAACCTCAAACTTGACCTTTAACATAGTCTTAGAATGTGAAGTAATGACCTTAACTCAGTCAGCTGCAATGGCATTGGCACTATCTCAACAGTGAAGGTGATTACGATCACACCAGCACAACAAAAAAGGCTAGGGAAATTGCTCTCTCTTGGAGTTCCTTTAGTAGTTGCTTTACCCATTGCAATGGCGGAACCCGAGGAAGTCAAAGAGGCTCAAGCAAGAGCAGTAGACATACTCCAAGTACCCGGGGATATTATCAGTGGTAAAACACGCAAGCGATCAGCGTATTCTCGTAAATATTCTGCAGCATTTAAGAAAATGTCTAGCAAGTTTAAGAATAAAAATGGCACTTGGAGAAAAGGTGGATTCAAAGCAGCAGTAAAAGCAGCACATAAGGCGGTGAAGAAATGAAGCGTACTGGCCGTAATGTGTATTTGTCTGGTACTGTACGTTTAGATGCTGCAGAGTTTGTATTAACAGATCAATCAGCTTGTCTCCAAAACATATTGGTAGATGAAAGAAGAGGTTATGCATACAAAGTAACATTTGCCAGCACATATCCTAACGTTACAAACCCTGCTCGATTATTTAGAGGTGGTTTTGGAATCTATTCTTATTCCAGAAGAGAACTTCTAAGAATGAATCAAGACCAAGGAAACGCTGCGTTAGGAGTAACTAGGTCACTTGCATCATTAAATCGAAACATTGGCGTAGTTGGATTACCTACAATAAGAACTCCAGCTGTGTTAAACGATGTTGGTAATTTTCAAGATCAATATGTCATCAAAGGTGATGCTATGGTTACTCAATCTTTGGCAATTGGCTGGTTTGCTGATTCTGACACTGGATTTACATCGTCAGTGGTATCATATTACATAGAATTAGAAGAGTATGAAGTTTCGTCGGATGAAGAGATCCTTCTAATCCTAAATACTCGCTCTCAAGATGCTGCTGGTTTAATCGAGGATTAATTATGGGCGCTGTTTTAGTCCTAACTAAAATTCTAAAAGAATTAAGGGAGATAAAGAAATGTCTCAAGGACTTGAAGCAATAGCACCAATAGACAAACAACAGAACGAGCGTATCGTTTGGTGTGAAAGATTACTCTATCTTATCGTTTTGCTTCAATTTCCTCAACTCGCGTCCTTAGTAGTGTAAGTAACTCATAATCGATGATGTTTCTAGCATGTAACATGCCGATTAAATGCTTTGTTTCTATTGAATCAGGGTCAAACTCTTGGTTAAGTTTTTCTTTTATTGCATGACATACCCACTTAGAACGGGATTGTGTGTATGATAACTCTTGGTCAAGCCGTGTCTTCAAAGACTGAGGCACAGCAATCGACAATGCGACGCTTGGATCTGTAGCTCTGGGACGACTCATTGATACCTCTCCTCGTAATCATCATATTCAACCATCCATAATGCTGAATCTTTGTCGTAGTGATATTGATTTACACCGTCTTTTACGCCTTTCATATACATCTCTATTAATTCAGAATCTAAAATTTTGCGTGCTAGCCACTTAATCATTGGTAACACCTTGCACAGTTAGCTACAAAATTAAAGTTTGCAGGACAGTATTGAGCATCATGAGATACTTTTGTGTATTTAAAATTGAATCCTGATGTCAAATATGGGTTATTTCTAC